TAATGTTAAATCCGTTTTTTCTACAAGGCTCTAAAGGAGAGCAAGGCTTAGTTCAAGACTTAGTTAACGAACAACTAAGAATGTATGGCATCGAGTGCCATTACATTCCTCGTAAGTTAGTTACTTCTAGAACAATTATGAAAGAGGTAACTGAGTCTCGTTTTGATCAGGCATTTCCTCTCGAAGCATACTTAATGAATATTGATGGATATGCTGGATCAGGAGATATTCTTACAAAATTTGGTGTAAGAGTTACTGATGAAGCAACATTTGTAATATCTAAAGAAAGATTTGAAGAAGCCATTGCACCATTTCTAGAACAGGATGATGACTATACTTTATCTAATAGACCAAAGGAAGGAGATTTAATATTTTTTCCATTAGGAAAAAGAATGTTCGAGATTAAATTTGTAGAACATGAGAGACCATTCTATCAACTACAAAAAAATTACGTTTATCAACTACAGTGTGAACTCTTTGAATATGAGGATGAAGTCATTGACACAAATGTCAATGCTATTGATGAGGTTGTTCAAACTGAGGGTTATATTGCAAGATTAGTTTTATCTGGTATCGGTAGTCTTGCAACTGCAAATACAACTCTCAACTTTGGTGCTGTTCAACAAATATTCTTACAGAACGATGGATATGGATACGTTGCTGCACCTACCGTTTCGATTAGCACATCACCTGGCGTAGATGCAACTGCTGTTGCAATCATGACATCAAGATCTGGTATTGGAACCGCAAAATCTATTGACAAAATTCTTTTAATTAATCCTGGCAGTGGATATATCGGAATACCCACCGTAACCGTGCCAGGCGCTGGTATAGCAACCGCTGGCATCACTTCTCTAGGTTCTGTAGGTATTGTTACAATTACATCTGGTGGATCAGGTTACACCACAACACCAAATGTTGCAATCACTACTGCACCATCAGGAGGAACAGATGCAACTGCTGAGGCTGTCATGGTTGGCGGAACGATTAGTGCAATCAGAATTAGTAATGCTGGAGCTGGATATACTGTTACACCAACAATTACAATTGGTGCTGCGACAACTGTTGGAGATGGTGATTATATTTTCAATGAGACTGTTCAAGTTTCTTCAAGTTCTGCTGAAACTGCAAGAGTTAAAGTATGGGATGCAGGGTCTCGAACTCTTGATGTTAGTATGCTTACTGCAATGCAATTCCAAGTTGGAGAGAAGATTAAAGGTTTAGAATCTGGTGCGGAATATGTGATTCAATCTATAGATTATGACACACCAAATGACTATCCAAATTCACAATACAACGCTGATCAATACAATGATAATGCAGACTTTGAGACTGAGGCTGATGCAATTTTGGACTTCTCTGAAGGTAATCCCTTCGGTACATTCTAAATAGTTAAAAAATAATGATATGTTAGGGACTTACTTCTATCATGAAATATTAAGAAAGACAGTTATCGGTTTTGGAACTCTCTTTAATAATATTAACATTCGACACAAGGATGCGAGTGGAACAAATTTTAGTGTCTTGAAAGTGCCTTTGGCTTATGGGCCAATGCAGAAATTTTTGGCAAGAATTCAACAACAACCAGATTTAGACAGAGAGACAGCAATAACTCTTCCAAGAATATCTTTTGAAATGCAAGGATTACAATATGATCCAACTCGTAAGACTGGAATTGCACAAACATTTCTTACAAAGAATGGAACAAACGCAAAGAAAGTTTATATGCCTGTTCCATATAATGTAGGATTTGAACTTAGTATCATGGCTAAGTTGAGTGATGATGCATTACAGATATTAGAACAAATAGTTCCTTACTTTCAACCATCATTCAATATTACAGTAAATTTAATCAATTCTATCGGCGAGAAGAAAGATATTCCAATAGTCCTTGAAAGTATTAATTATAGTGATCAATATGAGGGTGGATTTGATTCTCGTAGAATATTAATTTATACTTTATCATTTACCGCAAAAACTTATCTCTTTGGCCCTGTTGCAGATAATCCAGAAGGTCTTATCAAGAAAGTTGATGTTGATTACTATGCTAGTGAAAACTTCAAAACTGCAAAACGGAATATTCGATATAGTGCAACACCAACTGCGAAGAAAAATTATGATGATGATCAGGCAACAGTCGTTGATGGTGCAATCTCTGATAAAGTTACGACTTTCAAGGTGAGTGCAACTACTGACTTAAGTGCAAATGATCGAATTATCATTGACACTGAGATTATGCTTATCAGAAGTATCAGTGGTAAAAATGTGACTGTGTTCCGTGGTCATGATAATACAATCGCTGCAAAACACGAACATAATGCTAACATAGGTGTTCTTAGCGCAGTTGATAATGCATCTATTGAGTTTGGTGATGACTTTGGATTTGATGAAATGACATCATTCTTTGCTGATGGTAAATCATCTAGTCCATCTCAGGGTATAGACATTTAGGAGAATTATGAAAAATTTTGATTCTATTGAGGAAGCACTTAACGTTGATACAGAGGTTGTTGAAGACAATAAGATTAAACCTCAAAAGAATCAACTTAAAAAGAGTGATCAAAATGATTCTGAAAAGGATTATGAATATAGTCGTGCAAATTTATATTCATTAGTTGAAAAGGGACAAGAAGCGGTGAATGGTATATTGGAATTAGCACAGGAATCAGACTCTGCAAGAGCATATGAAGTTGCTGCTACTACAATCAAAGCAGTTGCAGATACAACAGACAAACTTATTGACTTGCAACAGAAGATGAAGGATCTTGAAAAGGATCCAAATAAAGGCCCTACAAATGTTACAAACGCATTATTTGTAGGTTCAACAGCGGAGTTATCAAAATTAATTAAGGATCAAAATAAAGATGACAAGTAGTATTAAGACTAGAATAAAAGTATAAATATATTTGAAGATACGATTCATTCATGGCTAAGAAGTGTCCGCCAGGCAAATATTACTGTTTCACTGATAAGAAATGTAAGAAGATACCTTATGGGTATCGCATAGGAGCTCGTGGCTATCTTGCAAGAGATACAAAGGATGATGATAACGAGACAAAGAAAAATGGTAACGGAAGTTCTAACGGAAATGGGAACGGCGGGAATGGTGCTGGAAATGGTAACGGTAGTGATGGTGGTAACGGTGGTGGCAATGGCGGCGGTGGAATGGGTGAATCGATAGTTTACGAGACATCAAATCCTCGCATACCTCGTAAGAAGGGACAACCAGCAAAATCTAAAAAACACTCTGACTTATATACTGATGAAGATCCTAAAGGAACTATTCATGGACTTGGTTTCAAGAACGTTGCTAAAGCAAAAGCGTCTGTCTCAAAAATCAGGAATTCTTCTAGATCGCATGCTCATAAAATTCAAGCGGCTGTTGCTATGGAACAAAGGGCGAGAGAGATGGGTAAAACCTCTGAAGCAGCAGTCTATAGGAAATATATCAATGCGATGAAAAAGAAAACAAAGAAAATGAATGAATCATTAACGATTCAGAATTGGAATATCGATGATATAAAGTTTACAGAAATTGAATCAATTGATATAATCAAAACAAAAAAACTTAAAGAAGCAGCAAACCCTGCACAACAGGCTGCGATTGCAATCGACATGAAAAATAGGGGAAAGAAACCTAAGAATATGAAGGAATCAGTCGGTCTTATTACAAGTGCCGTTACTGAGTTAGAAGATGGGTTGATGAAACTCGGTGCGATTACATATAGTTCTGTTGATGAATTAATGCAAGGTATTGCAAAACGTAATAATATTTCACCAACACTTTTACATAATCAATTCAAAGCAAAACATCTCACTATTCCAGATAACTGGGCGATCAGAAAGAGGATGAATAAAATGAAGGGTATTGAAGAATCAACAATGACTCCTGCTCAGAAGAGAAAAGATACCATGTTGAAGAAAAAATATGATAAGTCTGATATGAAAAAGAGTATGCAGAAACAATATGGTGAAGAGGAAGGTAAGAAGGTTTACTTCGCAACTATTCGCAAACAGGCCATGGAGGGTGTTGCAGCAATTCCTACTGCTATTAATGTTGGAAGTAAAGTTCTGCCTGCTATCACTGCTGGTGTTGGTCTGGTTGGAACTATGTTGCAAGTGAAAAGGGGTCGTCCAGAAGGACAATCATCAAAAAGATATAAAAGAATAACGAATAAACCAAAAAGACAAATTTCTGGTGCAGAGAAAAAAATATTTGATGCACAGAAAAATACATCTGGTTCTGGTAGATTTGATCAAACAACAGGAAAATCAAAATCTGTTTTTGACAGATCTGGTCTTGATACTTCAAGACTCACTAAACCATTAAAACCTAGAAAAGGTCAGGTAATCGATGATGATTATAAATATAATGTAAGCGAAGAAGGTCTTCGTGATTGGTTTGGTAAATCAAGTGGTACTACCAAATCTGGACGTAAGGTAAGAGGATGGGTTCAAGTTGGTGGTAAGTATGATGGGAAACCATGTGCAAGACAACCTGGCCAGAAATCAACTCCTAAGTGTGTGTCATCTTCCAAGAGAAGATCAATGAGTAAGAGTGAAAGAGATAGTGCTGCAAGAAGAAAGAGAGCTGCTGATCCAAATCAACCACAGAAGTCAGGTGCAGCAAAACCAACAAACGTTTCTACAGATCCTAA